GGTTGGTTACGCCGACTGGGGCGTTTGGTTCTTACTCGGGTTTGGTGGGGGCTTGGAGCGCGACGCATTTAGGCCGCACGTTGTTTCCGTGGCAGATGAATGCGCTCGATGGTGCTTTGGAGCATGATGAGGCTGGGAACTTCATTTCTTCTACTGCTCTGATTAGTACTGGGCGTCAGAATGGCAAGACGACAATGCTTTCGGCTTTGGTGGGCTTTTGCTTGACGGAACTTCCGCGTATCTGGGGGCGACCCGTTCGGATTATGTCAACGGCTCATGAACTTGGTTTGGCGACAGAAGTCTTTGAGGACTTGCGTGAGGTTTTTGAACTGCTTGAAGAGTCTGGATTAGCAAAGGTGACTTGGGCGTATGGGCGTCATCAGGTCAAGATGATTGATGGGTCTGTTTATAAAGTCAACAGCGCGACAGGCAAAAAGCATGGTGGCACATGGGATATTTTGATAGTCGACGAACTCTGGGCAATCAGTGAGAGCACCTATTTTGGGGCCTTGAAACCAAGTCAGATTGCAGTGCCTTCTCCGTTGGCGTTTCTTGTCTCCACTGCCGGCGACGAATCATCACGGGCATTCCTAAAATTGCGCGAGCAGGCACTTGGTGTCATTGACTCGGGTGAGCGCTCTGACTTGTTTATGGCTGAGTGGTCTTTGCCAACTGGGGTGTCTCCTGATGACCCTCAGTATTGGGGCTACGCCAACCCAGCACTTGGGCGCACCATTACAATGAAAGGTTTAGAAAGTGCAGCTGCTGCACCTGACCGTTCCCAGTACTTACGCGCACACTGCAACCTTTGGGTGGCTGCTGCTAACTCATGGATAAATCCGGGAGAATGGGCAAAGCGTTATACCACAAACCAAACCCTGATTGGTGTCAATTCAGTATTGGCTGTGGATAGTTCTGTGGATGACTCAAAATATGTGGGAATACTTTGTGGCCTTAACAGCGACGGCGACATTGTTGCCAGCGTTGCCTTCACTTGCGAAACCAACCGTCAAATGTGGCGACACATCGAGCGTCTGATGGAAGACCCCAAACTCAAATTGGCTATTACCCCAACGCTTGACCTTCACACCCCAGAGCCGTTAATCCGTCGGCGCTCTCTTTGGGGCTATGCCGAAATGATTAAATACACAGGACTGGTCAAGTCAATGATTACCGAAGGACGGCTGCTTCACACTGGCGAAGAGATGTTGGCAGAACACGTCAACCGCGCAACCCTCGTGAAAGCAAATGGTGCTGTGGTGCTCAGTTCACAAAAAAGTCCGGGCCCCATTGAATGCGCTCGGTGCCTTGTGGCAGCTGCTTCGCTGGTGTCTCGCCCAACTCAATCTGGTCGGGCAATGATGGGTTCAGCGAGGTAGTTGCAAATGCAACTTGTTTGTGTAAGACTCCGCCCGTGGGATTCTTCACTCCAAAAGTTACGACTGCACAGATATCGTCCGCCCCAGTAAAAGCTGCCGCTGGCGCTGGCGCTGCACAGATTAACGACTTCCTTGCATATAGCACAGGCGCAGCTGAACAACGTGCATTGCAGAACCCAACGGTGTCACGCTCGAAAGACCTTTTGGCCTCGATGATTGGCTGCCTTGAAATGCGTCACTATTCAAAGCAATGGACGGGCGAGCGCTACGAAGAAATCTATCTTCCACTTGAGCCGTGGATGGAACAGCCAGACCCGAAAGTCACGCGCAACTTTTTCTACTCAAATATTTTTAGTGACCTTTTCTTTCACGGCCGTGCGTTCGCCTTCGTGACTTCTCGTTACTCAACAGGTTTGCCAGCATCTTTTACTTGGCTTCCTGCAGCCATGGTTACAACTCCAAACCAAACTGGGCCTCAATGGTTCGGCCCTTCTGACGTTGTGCAATTCAACGGCGTAGAAATTGGCGACAGCAATGACGTCATTCAATTCTTGTCTCCGATTCAAGGGCTCCTATACCAAGGCGCTCGCGCTTTGTCAATAGCAACTCACCTTGACCAAGCAGCTGACCGTTACGCAACTTTGGAAACCGTACCCGGATATTTACAACAAAAGGGCGGCGAGACTCTTGACTCTGACAGCCTGAGCGAGATTGCAGCTGCATGGTCGGCAATGCGTCGCCAAAATGCCATTGGTGCGCTTAACGATTATGTCGAGTTCAAAGAGTTCAGCGTTTCCCCAGCAGAAGTAGTTGGCGAACAGCGCAAGTACCAGTCTTTAGAAATTGCTCGCGTATCTAACATTCCTGCTTATTTGGTTTCTGCTCCGCAAGAAGGCTCAGGTCTTACATACACAAATGTTCAAGACAGTAACCGTCAACTGTACCTTTATGGTGCAAAGCCATTCATTGAGTGCATCCAGCAAACTCTTTCCGCTTCAAATGTTCTTCCGCGCAACCGCTACGTCGAGTTTGACGTCGAAGGTTACCTTGCCGAAGAAATGTACCAAGACGTCATGGTTGAACCAGCCGTTGACGTATCAGTAGAAAGCCCAACATGATTCATTTTGTTAATGTCCCCATCACGCTCGACGCCGCTGCAAGCGAAGAAGCACCCAAAACAATTACCGGCATTGCAGTGCCTTGGTTTCCAGTTTCGGCCCAAGTTATGGATGGCACCAAAGTGTCATTTCAGCGTGGCGCTTTTGACCTCAACATGAAGGCACCTAAGTTGCTCGAAAATCATGACATGAGCGCATTGCGCGGTGTCGTGTCATCACTCGCTGATATGCCCGAAGGACTTGGATTCACGGCCACGTTCGCAAAGACGGGCGCAGCTGCCGACGCCATCGAACTCGTAAAAGCAGGCGCGTACGATTCGGTGAGCGTTGGCGCTGTCCCAACAAAGTTTAAGTACGACAAAAACGGCGTCATGGTTGTTTCAAAAGCAGACCTCGTAGAGATTAGCCTTGTCGCACAGCCAGCATTTAAAGATGCTGTCATCACAGAAATCGCTGCATCAGAACCAGAAGATGCAACCGAACCCACCCCAACAGATTCCGAGGAGGAACCAGAAGTGGCAACACAAGAAAACCCAGTGGTTGAGGTCGAGGCTTCAATCATTCCAACAACACCAATCTACGCAACCGCAAAGCGCGAGTTCATCATGCCAACAGCAGCCGAGTACATTTCAGCCGCTTTTGTAGGTGGAGACAAATGGCGTGAAATGAGCGAAGGCCTACGCGCTGCAGCTCCAAACGTAATTACTTCGGACATTCCCGGAGTTTTGCCGTTGCCAATCGTGCAACCCGTTTACAACAACTTCATTGGTCGCCGCCCAGTCATTGATGCCATTGGTGCAAAAGCAATGCCACAAGGTGGCAAGGTGTTCATTCGCCCAGAGGTCACCACACACACCAGCATCGGCAACCAGGCAACTGAAAACACCGCGCTAACTCAAGGCACTTTTGTCGTGACAGACAACCAAGTTACCAAGGGTAGCTACGGTGGATATGTGACCCTCTCCGAACAATCAATTGATTGGAGTCAGCCCGAAATTATCGGTTTGGTGCTAGATGACATGGCACGCATTTATGCAAATGAAACGGACAATGTTGCAGCAGACAACCTCAAAACAGGTGCAACAGTTACTCGTAACTTTTCAGCTGCTTCAGTGCTAGACCCGTCATATTGGGCAACATGGATTTCAGGTGCCGCACAGACAATTTTGTCCTCAAGCAACGGCAACCTGCCAACCCACATTTTTGTGAACCCAGAATGGTGGGGATTTTTGCTCAGCCTTAGCGACACTTCCGACAGGCCTTTGTTCCCACAAATTGGGCCGATGAACGCATTTGGTAACCTTGCACCTGGACAAGTTAATGGTGTTGCATTTGGTTTGCAGGTTGTTGTAGACCGCAACTTTGCAGCAGACACACTCATTGTTGGTGATGCATCTGGCTATGAAATCTTTGAACAGCAAAAGGGTGCCCTCAGCATTGATGTACCTTCAACGATGTCGCGCACAATTGCGTTCCGTGGTTACCTTGCAACTTTAATGATTGACCCGACCAAGTTTGTCAAAGCCGCAGTAGTCGCTTAATTAGACAAACTAGAAAGACTGCAAGACCATGGCCACCTTTAACCTCGCATTTCATACGCGGCTAGAGGACTATGCCATCTTGCAGACTTTTGTAGACACAGACATTCAAAGTCAAGACTCGGTAGTTGTAGCAGGAGCAGGACACAACTTCAACGGTACCTACACTGTTATTTCTACCGAGCCTTACTTGTTCATGGGCGTTTCAGAAGAAGGCGACTTGGTCTTTGACTATGACGTCATCATGGAAAACCAATTTATCTATGTAAGTGCTGGCGACGACCTTGCTCGAAGCATTGCCACCGGCACTGTCACCTTCACCCCGTCTTGCTCATGGATTACCTCAGCCGATGTCACCAGTTGGTTAGGCATCGAAGTCGCTACCGCTAACGACACCGCATTCATTGCTGTGTGCGTTTCTGCAGCTAACTCTTGGGCATTCCGCAAGCGTAGAGAGGCTGGCTATACAGACAGCCTTACAACGGCTCCTGACGGCGCAGCCAAACTAGGAACAATCATGTATGCAGCCACCCAATATCGCTCCCGTGGCGCTGTTGACGGCTACGCATCTTTTGATTCAATGGGCATGGGCACCCCCACCATGTCGCTCGGTCAGATTATGCAACTGCTTGGTTGCGGAAGGCCACAGGTCGCCTAATGGCTGCAACAGGCATTCTCTACGAAGCAGTCAACGCCACCAAGACCGCACTGACCGCGCTTGGACTAAAACCAGTCACAGACCCACGCAACGCTCGACCATTATCAGTAATGATTGAACTTCCAACGCTTGATGCTTTCACATACAACGTGGGCGACATTCGGCTTGTCATTCGTGTTCTTGCTGGGCCTCCGGGAAACCAAGACTCGGGCGATTACCTAATGACAACTGTTGACACAATTATGAACTCACCCATCGCCATAGTGGATGGAAGGCCATCTCTCGCTTCATACGGCGAACAGATGCTTCCTTGCTATGACATGACCGTTGCCGTAGCAGTACGGCGCAACTAGAAAAAGGAGCCACCAATGGCAACAACAACATTCCTATCCAACGCAACTATCGGAATCACCCAGGGTGCTACAACCACGGATTTATCCGATCAGGCAAACGCTTGTGTCATCACCATTGGCCAGGACAGCCTTGAGTCAACTGCCTTCGGGGACACAGGCCACCGCTTCGT